GGCGGGGGTTCAAACCTCCGCCGCTTTGTCTTTGTCTTCCTGCGCGATCTGTGCCGCGTCCTGTTTCGACGTGAACAGGGAAACCACAGCCGCGCCCAGCGCTTCGCCCCAAACCTCCACGGGGTATTCGTTCAGGGCATTCAAAATTCTGTCGCTTGCGATAAGAACAAGCTGTGCGCGGTCCTCTTCGGCGACTTCAACGTTTTTCTCTTCGTTGTCCTCTCCGGGGACAGATACCAAGATTTCGGATTTCAGATAGCAAAGCGGGCGAACGCCGTTGCGGCCGTGGCAAGCGTTGATCCAGTTCATCGCGCCAGAGGAATCGACGCCGCGGACGTAGCAAGAGTGGGACGCGTCGCAGGTCCACGGGGTCAGGTTCCAGCACCACGCGTCCACGCGCGGGATAATGCCGCGGAACATTCGATACAGCTTGTCCGACAGCAAAGCGATTTTGTCGGTGGCTGTCCCGTAGTCGGTCATACCGTCATCGGCGGTCAGGTCGCTTTCCCAATCGAGGAACGCCGCCCGGTCCGCACCCTCTGCAACCAGCGCGTCGAGGAACGCACCGTTCAGTTCGCGGCGCAGGGAAGAAGAACGCCAATCGTTCTTGTTGTTTTCGTCGAAAGCGCGTTCAAAGACGGGTTCGGCGGAAATCGCAACGGTTCCGTCGCCTGCGTACAGCTTGACCCACTCAACGCCGCCGTACAGGAAGCGCCCGCCCGTTTCGATCTGCGAAATTTTCTTCATGGTTTAGTCCTCCTCATATTCCGGCTTGAAGCCGTTCTTAATGTCCGTGATAAGGTCCCGGACCGTCCGGGAAAGGCAGTAATAGAAAACCGGGAGGAAGAGGGCGAAAACCTCTCCGCCGACGGCGAAATAGCCCCGGTAGGCCAGCGCACGGGCCGCGCCCTCACGAAACAGCATAATTCCGGCAATCGTCAGGGCCGCATACTTCACGATAGCCCACACGGGGACCGGGCGGCGCTGGTCGATTTTCCGGGACTTCCGCCGGGCGGTCATTTGCCCGGCTTCAACGGTGATTGTGATAATCTCTTGTGTCATTTCGGTTCCTCCACTTCGATTCGCTCCGCCGCCGCGATCATAACGGCACGTCCGTTCTTGTCCAGCAGTTCACCTTGTACCAGCAACCCGGTTTTGTCCGGGGTCTTGCGGTAAATCACCGCTGTTACTCGCTGGTAGGTGATGCCGTTGTACCGTACCGGGCGTTCGTCCATGAATGCCCGCTTCAAATCAGCCGTTGTCACGGGACACACCGCCTTTCCGGGAAATCTCGTATTCTGCCCCGAAACGACGGCGCTTGCACCGCCAACAGGTGATTTTCATATTCACGCCGCCGCGGACACGCTCAATATCGTGTTTCCCGGCTTTCTTGATTTCGAGGAAGCAGGGCAAGCAGAATTGACGTTTCATGCTGTCACCACCTTTATGACCCGCAAATAGAACGCTTCCGGTGTTTCATCGGGCGGAACCGTCAGGCTGATTTTGTGGAACTGCTTTCGGCACTTCGTACACTCCCTGCGTTCAATCGCGCCAACCGTCCAAATGTTCACGCTTCCGCCGCTTCCAAAATGGTTGTTCATTTCGCCGCAGAACGGGCAAATCTCCAACAACCCATTATGTACGATCTGTCCGGTGCTGTCGTAAATAACGCCGTTCGTCGCTTCTTTTGCGATGCATTTTCCGTTTCCTACCACGTTTTCAACCTCCTTGTTTCCAAATCGCTTCAACCTGCTTCCGGCAGTATTCCGGGCCGTTCAAGTTGACCCAATCACTGATAATGGCGCGGTCTTCGTCTTCACGGTGTTTGTCGATAGCCTTGAAGTTTTCTTGCAGGGTGTCCGGGTCAAAGTATTTCACGCTGGAACCCGTACCGTGGGACAGAACCACGCGAACAACAATGCAAGCCGTGTCCGCGCAAATCTCGATACGCAGGTTTCCAAACTCCATAAAGTACACGCCGACGAATGACGTACTTTTCGTCAGGCCGCGGGCGGTCCCGAACTCCTGCATTGCGAGGGTGCGGGCCGTCTTCGCCGTCAACTTGACCCCGCCGGGGTGCTGTTCCTTTTTCGTCATGTTGTTTCCTCCCGCTCGAACCTGATTTTCATTTGTGCGGGGCAAAGGTCCACTTCCGGGCGGCGGGTCCCTGTCCAGCGCAGGCCCCCGGCTTGTCCAACGCATTTCCACCCAGCGGCCCGCAGGCTTGCGCCGTTTTCTGTGTCCAGAATATAGGTGACTACCCGTTTATAGCCCATCGCCCGCGCCGCTCTCCATGCCGCGGCGTAAAGCATTGAACAGGCGTTGCGGGTTCCGTCCGTGCAAAGTCGGTTGACCTCCAATGTCCAACCGTCGTCAAGGTGGCGCGATACAGGACGGCCCACAATGGCAACCCCTACGATTTTTTCACCGTCAGATAGCCCAATGGAAAACTTATGCCCCACGGTTGCCCCGTGGTGTCGGTGGTTTTGCTCGACAAACGCGTTTGCTTCTCTAAGCGTCATCGGTACGATTTCAAGCACGTTGCGTTCCCTCGCTCTCCTGTGACAGCCACCAAAGCGGATTGTTCCGCTTGTCCTCATACGGACAAGGGCTACCATCGTCACAACTGACTTTCCCACACCCGGCGCAATACTTCCGCTGGAATGCTTCGTCCCACGGCGCTTCAATGACGGGCAGGCCCCGCAAGAAAGCGCCCAGCGTTTCCGGGTTCTTCGTGATTTCTTCAAAATTGTTCACCGTGGAACCTCCTTTACGAATTGACCGCGGTTTTGCCGCGGCGTTTGAAGTTCTCTTGCACGCGCTGTTGTGCAAGAACGGGGTTGTATGCTCTCCGCTGGTTGCGGTCAAGCCCGCCCGTTTCGCCACGTTTCAACTCCCGGTAGACGGTAGCCGTTGCCATACCCAGCCCATCGGCGATGTCTGCCACCCGGTCGCCGTTCAGGTATCGTGTGGAAATCTCCTTGCGGTCCTGAAAATCTATGTATCTGTACTGCCGCACCATTTCACCCCGTTTCTATTGTGTTTTAGCTCTGTTGATGGTAAAAAAATAAATGCGATAGAACGCGTACCCGTCATTCGACGTGGTATTTGTTCTTTCGCATTTAATATTACAAGCCGCCTTTCGTATCGCCGTTGCATTCCGGCCCAAACTATGGTATAATTTTTTACGCTGTGCCTGCGGGTACGGCTCCTTAAAGAGCAACTTAGGATTTTAGGCTCCCCGGCGTGTCTCGAACCATGCCGGGCCAAACCCACGGGGGCTGGCGGTCCCCGCGCGGTCAAAATCAAACCGCTGGAGTTATACGATGAAAAATCAGAACTTTTCCGTCCGTAAACTGGCCCGCTGCGGCATGGTCGCAGCCCTTTACGTCGTGCTCTGCATGGCACTGCAGCCGTTCTCTTACGGCGCTGTGCAGGTGCGTGTGGCCGAGGCGCTCTGCCTGCTGCCCGTGTTTGGTGCCGAGTACATTTTCGGCGTGGTGCTGGGCTGCTTCCTGGCAAACCTGCTGGGCTCCACCATCGTGGACGTCATCTTCGGCACTCTGGCCACCCTGCTGGCCTGCCTCGTGACCTACAAGCTGCGGAACATCCGCTTCAAGGGTCTGGCCCTTGCGGCCTCGCTGCCCCCGGTGGTCTTCAATGCCGTCATCATCGGCATCGAGATCGCGGTGATGTTCCCGGACCCCTCTTCCAGCGCACCCCTCTGGCTGGCCTGCGTCACCAACGGCATCTCCGTGGGCATCGGTGAGCTCATCAGCTGCACCGTGCTGGGCGTTCTGCTGGTCCGCATCATCGAGGCAAGCCCGGCGGTCAGGAAGGTCTTCGAGTCCTGAACCTGATCCCTTCCGGCGGGCGGGCCTGATCGAGCAGGCCCTCTGCCGGGGAATGAAAGGCTATTTTATCGGGTTGCTCGGCCTTTCGGACGATCGATATAGAACGGCGAAGCGCCGCACAGGAAACTGCGCGGCGCTTTTTCTTTATAAAAGAAACGAAGGGACGATGATTCTACCGCCCGTCGGTTGCGCGGGAGGGTGCGGCCCGGTATAATAAGGCCAGAAAGGGGCGGCAGACGCCCGCAAGGAGGCAGAAGATATGTACGAACTGGATAAGGCTGCATTTGGCCGCTTTCTGGCCCAGCTGCGCAGAGAAAAGGGGATGACCCAGAAAGAGCTTGCTGCGACGCTGTATGTGTCCGACAAGGCCGTCAGCAAGTGGGAACGGGGACTGAGTGTGCCGGACATCTCGCTGCTGGTGCCGCTGGCCGAGCAGCTGAACGTGACGGTGGCCGAGCTTCTGCAGGGACGCCGGGTAGAGGAGGAGCGGCGCTTCACCCGCGAGGAGACCGAAGACCTCATCCGCAAGGCGGTGACCTTTTCGGCAGAGCCGCCGGAGCGCCGTCAGGCGCGGACGAAGAAGTATCTGCCGGTGTATGTCATCTGCTGTGTGCTGGGCGTCGCCGGAGCGCTGGCCGTCTGGGCGGCGGGACTGGCCGACATCGAGGGAGTGCTGGCTCTGCTCATCGTCGATGTGGTTTTCGGCGTCGTCTACGGGGCCTATGCCATGTTCTGGATGGCCGAGACCCTGCCCCGCTACTACGACGAGAACCGCATCTGCAACTTTGCACAGGGTGCGTTCCACATCCACATCCCGGGCATCTATTACAACAACCGCAACTGGAAGCATATCGTGCGGGCGTTCCGGGTCTGGTCGATGGCGTCGCTGGTGCTGGTGCCGCCCTGCACGGCGGGGGCCGTCCTGCTTGAACGCGCCACCGGCTGGCAGGTGTGTGGCGCGGTGCTGGTGGTGTATATCGCCTCGCTGTTCGGGGCGATCGTGATACCGGCGAAGAGGTTTGAGTGAGGGAGCGGCTTTCGGGAAGGCTGTCCTTCGTACAACCTCTCAGTCTGCTTCGCAGACAGCTCCCCTGGTAGGGGAGCCTCTGGCGAAGAGGGAAAGCTTTGCGGAATGCCAAGGCCTCCCCTCGATAGGGGAGGTGTCAGCGCTTCAGCGCTGACGGAGAGGTTTTCCTTCCCCTCTCTGAGACCCGCATATTATCTGGCCAAGTGACAAATTATAGACGATGCATCGGCAAGAAAGTCACTTGGCCAAGGTGGCCAAATGGGCGATGCTGACCAAGTGACTCACTTGGCCAATGGGGGGTCACTTGGCCAAACGGGCCAACTGGCAAAATATAACGTAACTATATTATTAAATGGTCACTTGGCCACATGATCTACTACAGTATACAGGAGAAACTTACATGCTCAAGGATTCACAGCTCGACCTCTGCGGACGGGTGGATTTTGCCCGCACGACACCGCTGCTGGCGCGGGACGAGGCGTTCTCGTTTGCCTGCGCAGGCTGCGGCGGCTGCTGCCGGGGGCGGGAGGACATCGTGCTGTCGGGCTTCGACCTCTGGCGAATCGCGGGTCGGCTGCGTCTGCCGCCCCAGACCGTGGCCCGGGCCTTCTGCCGCGCGTCCATCGGGCAGGTGAGCCATCTGCCGGTGCTGCGGCTGGCCCCCGTGAGGGAGGAGCGGAACAACTGCCCCTTCCTCACCGAGAACCACTGCGCCATCCACGACGCCGAACCGCTGGTCTGCGCCCTCTACCCGCTGGCGCAGGAGATCAGCAGGGAAGGGGAGGTGAGCTATTTTTTGCAGCCCACCGGCTGCGGAGGGCGTGTCATCGAAGCCAAAGTGGAGGACTATCTGGCCCGCTACGACGTCCCTGCCCGGGAAAAGACCGACGTCCGCTGGGCGCAGACCTGCATGGACCTGGAAGACGTGGTGGAGCCGCTGGACGCCGCCCTCGAGCCGCCCCTGCGCCGCCGGATGCAGGCGAAGCTCTGGCAGGCACTCTATTTTAAGTTTGACTATGAGAAAGAGTTCCTCCCTCAGCTGGAAGAAAACCTCGTCTGGCTGGGCGCAGAGCTGCAAAAACTGACGGACTATCAGCAGAGAAGAAACACCTATCGAAAAAAGTGATAGATATATTCATTTTAATAGATAATTAGAACCGAAACGGCGTTGCCATCGGAGGGAAATCGTGATATACTTCACGAGTGTAAAGCAGAGGCTCTCTGCTGGACATTCAAATGCTTTTCGGCGCGGCGTCCTGCTGCCGCGTAGATGGAAAAATGAGGGAGTAATCATTATGCGTAAAATCACTCGTCGTTCGTTTCTGGCTGCTGCCGCTGTCTGCGGCGCTGCTGCTGCCCTGACCGCCTGCGGCGGCTCTTCTGCATCCTCCACGGCTGCTTCTTCTGTGGCATCTTCTGCCGCTTCCGGCTCCGCTGCCGCTTCCGGCGACACCTACACCATCGGCATCTGCCAGCTGGTGCAGCACGCCGCTCTGGACGCCGCAACGCAGGGCTTTGAGGACGCTCTGACCGCAGAGTTCGGCGACAACGTGAAGTTCGACTTCCAGAACGCGCAGGGTGACTCCGCTACCTGCGCCACCATCGCCAACGGCTTCGTTTCCTCCGGCGTTGACCTCATCATGGCAAACGCCACCCCCGCTCTGCAGGCTGCACAGTCTGCCACCAACGAGATCCCCGTTCTGGGTACCTCCGTCACCGAGTACGGCGTGGCTCTGGGCCTGACCGACTTCTCCGGCACCGTCGGCGGCAACATCTCCGGCACCTCTGATCTGGCTCCGCTGGACCAGCAGGCCGATATGATCGTGGAGTGGATGCCCGACGCCAAGAAGGTCGGCCTGCTGTACTGCTCCGCTGAGGCCAACAGCCAGTATCAGGTGGACGAGGTCCAGAAGTATCTGGAGGCCAAGGGCGTCACCGCGACCCAGTACGCTTTCTCCGACTCCAACGACCTGTCTTCCGTCTGCCAGAAGGCCGCTGACGAGAACGACGCTCTGTATGTCCCCACCGACAACACCGTCGCTGCCAACACCGGCATCGTGGACGGCATCTGCCGCCCGGCCAAGAAGCCCGTCTTCGCCGGTGAGGAGGGCATCTGCTCCGGCTGCGGCGTGGCCACCCTGTCCATCAGCTACTACGACCTTGGCTACACCACCGGTGAGATGGCCGTCAAGATCCTGAAGGGCGAGTCCAATGTCTCCGATATGCCCATTGAGTACACCGATGTGACCAAGAAGTACAACAAGACCATCTGCGATGACCTGGGCCTGACCGCTCCCGAAGGCTATGAGGCCATCGAGGGCTGAGCCCTCTCAGTCTCGCTCCGCTCGCCAGCTCCCCCAAAGGGGGAGCCCTTGGCAAATCGGGTCACTTCCTACTGGACGCCTGAGGCCTGATATGGCGCAAAAGAGTGGGCCTCGCTTACGGGGGCAGCGGCTGCTGGACGATATGATTTGTCAAGCTGCTGTGGCCCTAGGCAGCAGGGCACTACAGCTCATAAAACAGAAAGCCTTTCTCAGCCAGCAAAAGCCTTGCCGACACGCCAGAGGCTCCCCCAAAGGGGCAACGGCGACGACCGCCGCCAGCGGCGGAAACAGGGAGTCGCTGTTGGGGCCGCGGCCAGCAGGATGCGAGGCCCGCACCAAGGGCCGAAGCAGATGCTGGGAGCCGCAACCCGGGCAGTGGCACGGCGGAGCCGTGACGGAGAGGTTTGACCACTAAAAAACAGCGGAGAAGAGCGGTTTTCTCGCTCTTCTCCGCTTTCCTGTATCAAACGGGTCTATAAAAAGTGTAATTTAGGAGGAATCATTTTGGAAATGCTTGCAAGACTGGCGAACCTGCCCGGTGCTCTGCCGGGTGCGTGCGCACAGGGCCTCATCTGGGGCATCATGGCCATCGGCGTTTACCTCACCTACCGCATCCTTGATGTGGCGGACCTGACCGTGGACGGCTCCTTCGGCACCGGCGGCGCAGTCTGCGTCATGTGCCTGCTCTCGGGCCAGAACGTCTGGGTGTCCTTGCTGGCTGCCGTGCTGGCGGGCCTCGCCACCGGCCTTGTCACCGGCCTGCTCCACACCTTTATGGGCATCCCGGCCATCCTGTCCGGCATCCTGACTCAGCTGGCCCTCTACTCCATCAACCTGAAGATCATGGGCAAGGCCAACCAGTCCATCAACGTGGACAAGTATGACCTGCTCATCTCCCTGCGCTGGGTCAAGGAGTTCGCGCTCCACAACCCCATCATCATGGTCATTCTGGTGTCGGCTGTGGTCATCGCCGTGCTGTACTGGTTCTTCGGCACCGAGCTGGGCTGCGCCATCCGCGCCACCGGCTCCAACCCGGCCATGTCCCGCGCACAGGGCATCAACACCAACTTCAACATCGTGCTGGGTCTGGCCGTCTCCAATGCTCTGGTGGCGCTGTCCGGCGCTCTGCTGAGCCAGTATCAGGGCTTTGCGGATGTCGGCATGGGCCGCGGCGCCATCGTCATCGGTCTGGCCGCTGTCATCATCGGTGAGGCTGTGTTTGGCCGCATCTTCCACAACTTCGCCCTCAAGATGGTCTCTGTCTCTCTGGGTGCCATCATCTACTACATCGTCATCCAGCTGGTGCTGACCCTCGGCTTTGACGCCAACCTGTTAAAGCTGCTGAGCGCATCCGTCGTGGCTGTCTTCCTCGCCGTGCCGTACTGGAAGGGCAGATACTTCGCAAAGCCTGCGGCCAAAAAGGCAAACAAGGAGGGCGCAAACAATGCTTGAGATACAAAATGTTTCCAAGACCTTCAACGCAGGCACCGTCAACGAGAAGACGGCCCTGAACGGCCTGAACCTGAAGCTGAATGAGGGCGACTTCGTTACTGTCATCGGCGGCAACGGTGCAGGCAAGTCTACCATGCTGAACGCCGTCGCCGGCGTCTGGCCCGTGGACTGCGGCAAGATCATCATCGACGGCGTGGACGTCACCCGTCTGGGCGAGCATCAGCGCGCCGCCTACATTGGCCGCGTCTTTCAGGACCCCATGACCGGCACTGCCGCCACCATGCAGATCGAAGAGAACCTCGCCCTTGCCGCCCGCCGCGGCAAGCCCCGAACTCTCCGCATCGGCATCACCAGGGCGGAGCGGGAGCAGTACCGTGAACTGCTCAAGAGTCTCGATCTGGGCCTCGAGAACCGTCTGACCGCCCGTGTGGGCCTGCTGTCCGGCGGCCAGCGTCAGGCGTTGACCCTCCTGATGGCCACCATGAACAAGCCCAAGCTCCTGCTACTGGACGAGCACACCGCCGCCCTCGACCCCAAGACCGCCCTCAAGGTGCTGACCCTCTCGGCGAAGATCGTCGAGGAGAACCACCTGACCACCATGATGATCACCCACAACATGAAGGACGCCATCAAGTACGGCAACCGCCTCATCATGATGCACGAGGGTCACATCATCTACGACGTCTCCGGCGAGGAGAAGAAGAACCTGCAGGTCTCCGACCTGCTGGCAAAGTTCCAGATCGCCAGCGGCGGTGAGTTTGCAAATGACAGAATGATCTTGTCCTGATAAACCGCACTTCAAGCTCCTCCGAAAGGGGGAGCTTTTTGCTGCGACAAGAAGCTTTCCCTCTTCGCCAGAGGCTCCCCTACTAGGGGAGCTGTCTGCGAAGCAGACTGAGAGGTTGTACGAAGGACAGCCTGACCGTGAGCCACTGCTGGACTCAACCTCTCCGTCACGCCTACGGCGTGCCACCTCCCCTACCGAGGGGAGGCTTTGGCATTCCGCAGGGTTTCGCTTTCAATCGGAAACGCGCCGTTACTTTTTTCTCCTGAACTTCACTTTCCTGATTTACAAAACAGGCCGAATCGTCTATAATAAAGGACGGCGGCCTGTTTTTGTGCAAAAACGGCCAAATCCAAGCACTGGGAGGAAATGCTGTGCTCATTCAACTCATCGAGGGCGTCTACCGTCTGTTGTGGGGCGACCTGCTCACCCTGCATCTGGGAAACGTGACCCTCAGTCTCTCGTTTATGGTCATCCTGCTGCTGACGGCGGGGGTGTTCTTCACCCTGCGCACAAGGCTTCTGCCGGTGCGGCTGTTCCGGGATATGCTGGCGGCGGTCTGCGAGAAGAACGACAAGGGCAGCGGCCTCTCGTCCTTCCAGACGCTGATGGTGTCCACGGCCACCCGGGTGGGCATGGGCAATCTGGTGGGTGTCGTGGCGGCGCTGTCTGTGGGCGGTGCAGGCGCGGTGTTCTGGATGTGGGTGACGGCTCTGCTGGGCGCCTCCACCTCCTTTGTGGAGTCCACGCTGGCCCAGAAATACAAGCAGCCCGACCACC